GATGGGTGCGGTGTTGTCATTCGTTCGTGTGCGTATTTCGCACCCGGTTATCTTCTCACACTCTTTCAAGTTAGCAAGTGCCGGGTAAAATTGACCGTCATAAGTATTCTCATAAAGCCAATATATCACTATTCGTTTCATTATTTCACCACCTTAAAAGACTTATAAACACCCTGCCACGCGCCCGTTGTCTGTAAGTGGTGAAATGCTGTCGATACCGCTATACTGTCCGTTGTAGTGTGCAATTGTGTTGCCATACTGTTTTTAATTTGCTTTTCTTTAATTGATGCGGTGCTTTCCGGTGCCTTGTTTAGATATGCAATATACTGAACTTCTGGCTCCTGTTGCTTTGGTGCTGGCGTTTCCTTTGCTGGTGCTGGTGCTGGCGTTTCCTTTGCCGGCTTTTCCGGCTTGCTGTCGCGTTTCGTGATGATAACACGGCCATCTTTGATGATGATACTTTCAAGTGCTGTGATACTGAATGATACAGTCTTCATATTTCAACCATCCTTTTTGTGCCGGGATTGTGTTATCTGTCCCGGCTATATGCACATAATAACATACTCCGCGGATATTGTCAAGCACTATTTCATATAATTTGAAAAATTTTTTTTATCGTGTTGCGTATTAAGGAAACACGCGCGCGTAGGGGCTGGGGTTTGAAATAGGCTCACAAGCGTCACGTAGGCGTGCGGGCGTATTTTAATGAGTCTCTCACCCCTCTCCTATATCTCTTTGAAAAAATCCTCCTCTCTGAAGAATACCCCTCCCCTACCCTTGAAAACGTGCGCATACACGAAATATTTCAATTAAGGGGGTTGTCAAAATCGCAGTTTCCGGTTATAATTTAAGTGTAAGAAAGTTGGCGGGGCAGAGTGGTGGTCACTTGTTAGGTTCATGGCCTAAAGATGGGAGGTTCGATTCCTCCCCCCGCAACCATATAAGGAAAGGGAGTATAGTGTATGAATGAATACAGAGTATGGAAACGGTTTGTGGTAAGGGATTACAGTATCTTGGCAAACCCGGACATAATGTTTTCTGCAAAACAGGCGTATTTCAAAGAAGTTGTTAATCAGTTGGCGGAAGAGATGGTGTCAACTGGGGGCTTTGAGGGTTTGTGCGCAGATAAGGGTGATTTCAGCGAAATATGTGTCTATGTGACAAGAAAGGACAATAAACAGAATGAGTTACGATGAAATGTACTACGAGACCCTGTTGAAGTGTGTGGACGCATCACCTTTAAACCATCACAACACGGAGGATAATCGTATCAACTGGAGTAAGGTGTTGGTGTTAATGCAGGCACACTATCCCGACTTGGGGGTGTCCAGTGAGGGTTTACGTAGTCAGTATCGGAGGAGACAGAGTAGCGGACTCAGACAGAGCGACAAACGTAGGCAAGACTTGACTAGTGGTCGTAAGTCTTTGGAAGAGCGCCTTTTATTTGAAATAAAGCATAAACGTCGGCTTGACTATTTGGTAGATAGGCTTGGCGAAACGGAGGACGCTATTCTGGCTTCTGCAATAAGATTGCCAATGCTGGGCTATACTGGTGTTGCAGTGTGGCAGGAAGAGGGAATTATTTGGATACATAACACGGCTAAGCCTGTAATCGGGCATGAAACAGTAGATATGAGCGCGTTGTGGGACGGTGAGACAATTCAATTCGGAGTTGTGTCTGACAATCATGGTGGTAGTAAATTTGAAGCATTAGACGCACTTAGGAACTTTTATACTCAGTGTGCAAATCGTGGCATTGGTACAGTGTACCATGCTGGGGACATCACCGATGGATATTATAACATCCGGCCGACTTCCATTTTTGAACAAAATGCGGTTGGGTTTACTAACCAAGTAGATTGGGTGTGTGATAACTATCCTGAAGTAGATGGTATAACAACCATGTTTATCACAGGAAACCATGATGTAACACATTTTAGGAACGGTTTTGCGGAAATTGGTGTTCATATACAGGACAGGAGACCAGACTTGGTATATCTTGGGCAGGACATAGCCAATGTAGAGATGACACCTAATTTGACAATATCGTTGTTTCATCCGAACGATAAACCGGTACAGAGTCTCGATATGCGACTAAGGAAGTTAATCAATGACAATCCGGCACTTACTGGTCAGATATTGCTAGTTGGTCACTATCATAAATATGCTAGTACGTGTTATAACGGAGTATATGGCTATTGTGTACCATCGTTTCAGAAACAAACACCGTTTATGACAAGGTGTAACATACAGAGCGTCGTGGGCGGGCTTATCTTCACAGTTAGAGTAGACCGAGAGGGAAATCTCTTGTCTATTGGAACAGAATTTATTGGTTATGACCAGTAAGGAGGTCAAACAAATGTGTAATCATGACATAAAAATGGTTGTTGCGGACAACATCGTAATCACTTATTGTACTAAATGTGGAAAGATTTTTGACACAAAGAGTGTAACGCCACAGTACATCTACTATCCCATGCAGGACATCTATACTTCTACATATCCTATAATTACGTGTAGTGACACGTACATGAATGTAGGTTCAGTAACAGCATACACAACTAAGTAAAGGATGTGATTTGTATGAAAGACGAAGTTAAACTTGCAATCGTTGCTCTTGCCAACGCGGAACTGCCTGACCGAAAGACAATTTACGACAGGGTTGATTGGGAAGTGTTGGAAGATGCGTCCTATAAGGATGAATAATGGAACAGGTTGAGAGCGCACTGACGCTCAGGTTACAGCAAGACAAAGAGTTAGACAAAGACAAGGCCAAGAAAATGGCCTTTTTGTCGTGTGCAAGGTCGTATGATACAGACTTGGGGAATAACCTTAAGTTGACATCGCTTGAACTTGATGCAAAATACAAAACAGCGAGTCCCTCGCTGTGGCAACAGTTTGTTATGTATCCTGTAGTGAAGCACTACATTGATGGTTATTTGGAAGAAATACAGGAAAAGAAAGCGGCAATATTGTTGTCGGAAGATGCGGGACATACACGAGATGCTTTAAGCATTACTAAGGAAATATACGAGCGTAGAAAAGGAAAGGACAATAGCCAGTTTATTGTGCTATGGGTGCCTCAGCGTAAGTATATAAAGGAGTAGTTATGGAACGTGCAATAGAAACGATTAAAGAAAACTCACAGGCACGTTACTATAAATGTCCAGTTTGTGGATTTGGAGAAGTACGTGTTGATAAGTCAGTTTATTATGGGCGTTGTGGCGAGTGTGGTGCTACAATGATTAACTATCAACCGTCTGAACATCAAATGGAAGCCTATGAAAGTACATGTACCTACAAGTTATACATTGGTGGTTTTGGTTCGGGAAAGACAACGGAGGCTTGTTTTGAAGATGCCGTACATGTCATCACTATTCCAAATGCAAGGTTACTGATAACAGCACAAACTTTACAGCAGGTAAAGGAAGCCGTTTTACCGGAATTGCGTAAGTTTATTCCACCTTGGCTTCTTGTTGGCGGTAAACCAAAAGGAAATCCTCCTAAGTATACATTTATAAATGGCTCAGAAATTGTCATTATTGCGTCTGATGACCCTGACAAAATACGGTCTATGAACTTAACAGCCTTTCACATTGAAGAAGCATCCGGGGTTCCTTTTGAGGTGTTTCAAATATGTCAAACGCGTATGCGAAATTCAGCCGCCGTTATTTATGATGATGCCGGACACGAAGTGGGAGACCGATTTCAAGGCATACTGTCTACTAACCCCGAAGATGGTTGGATAAAAGATGATTTCTTACTACGGTCTGCGGAACTACACGGTTCTAAGACAGTTGATTTAAGTCTTTATCAAAAGTGGATGGCTGATGAACGTGAGGCCATGTATGCTTCGTTTATATCAACGACCTTTGATAACCCGTTTTTGCCGAGAGGCACGATAGAGCGCATAAGCGCAGGTAGAGACGTCAAATGGAAACGTAAGTATCTGTATTCCATCCTTGATGTTAAAGAGGGGCTTGTTTATCCTGAGTTAGCAGACCATTACGTGGAACCCTTTGACATACCGCAAGCGTGGCCGCGACTTGGTGGTTATGACCCCGGTATTGCAGACCCGACAGCCTGCTTAATTGGTGCTATTGACCCGTTATCGAATACTATATATTTTTATTTTGATTATGATGTTACGGACAGACCTATAGCCTATCACGGAGAGAAACTAGTTCCTGAGATAAAGCCATATAAATTCTTATATCCTATACAAGCAGACCCGTCTGTTAAGGCTAGGGCTAAAGAAACAGGACGTTCATACAAGGATTATTTTTATGCCGTTACTGGGATTAGGTTACAGGAAGCAAACAATGATATCTTATTTGGAATTTCTAAAGTAAAGGATTACATACATGCAGGCAAGATAAAGATTTTTAATAACCTTTTGAATTTTAAAGATGAGGCTTCAAAGTATCAATTTGCAAGAGTCAGAGAAACTTCGCCAAACAAAGATAAACCGTTGGATAAGTATAATCATCTTATGGATTGTTTACGCTATGCAATATCTCCGTTGCCCCAAAATCCGTTACAATTTAGAGGAGTCGTACTTCCTGCAGAAGTACGTAGTACCCACTCTTACTACAAGAATATCGGAATTGCAGGAAGTCCTGTTAGTGGTGATGAGAGCGAGAAACGAGTATTTATAAGAAAGTGGGGTGACAAAAATGGAAAATTTGGAAGTGGCTAATCTGCTGATGCGCATGAATGATTTGGAAAGACGAATAGAGGAGTTAGAAGAGGCTGCCCGTTCGCGAACTTCAAAACGTATTGTTTTAGCAGGAACGTCACAGCATAACAGAGACTACATTGATTATCAGAAAATGCTACAGGAAAAACGAAAAATAGATACAACTGTACCGGGAGCGGATTTAAATGGCAAAGAAAAAGATTAAAAATGGTGAATATTTTTACAAATTATACGAAAAAGCGCATAACGTAAATTCTACTAGATTTGCAGAATACGCTGAACTTTGCGCATTTTACGAACAAACACAGAGTGAATTACCTCAATATGCGCTCGACAAGCCGTGGGTATTTGATATCAACGCTCCCTATGCGTCCGATGCGGTTAATCTGCGTGTTGCTTCGTTGCAGGCTAACGATTATCTTGGTGAATTAGAGGCACTGTCTCCTGATGATGAAGACAATATTCAGAAACTAAACTATGCGTATCATTCGCTTTGGAATGAAGAAAACACAGATAAACACGTCAATGAAGCCATTTTACGTGCTGCTATAATGAGAGAAGCCTATACGCATGTTGTGTTTGATGCTGACGCTATTATAGGTGGAAATGGACAGCAACGTCAAGGGGCAATCGAGCCTTATTCGCTAGACCCTGCATGTGTTAACATCGACCCAGAGGCAACAGGCTTGCGCAGTGCTAGGTACGTTTGCTTAACAGAACGTATCAGTTTGGATGAAGTTACAGAGAAATATAAAAAGTTTGATGCATCCACGTCTACAATGTCTCGGTATACTCCCGAACAGCGTGGCGAGATTTATTTTGGACACGACTATACTACAGAACAAGACACTGTTTTAACAAAATTGACTTTCTATGAAGTAGAGATGGGCAAGGTATACAAAACAGTTTTGGTTGAAGACCAGATTGTTGAGCCTACTAAACAGTTGCTTATAAATCGTATCCCTATTGCACAGTTACGGTGGCAAAAGAAACTTAAATCACCTTATGGAACTTCTCTGCTTGATACAATACTGCCTCTTCAAAAGACAGTTAATGAAATCGAGTCGGCTATTGCTAACACAGCCTTGCAGTTTTCTAGTCCATCCTATGTAATGACAGAAGATTCAGGTATTGACCCAAATGAGTTGGCAATCACAGCAGGAACGCCCGGTGCCATTTATGTGGTACAGTCCGGTATAGATATCGACAGGGTAATCAAACCATTGATGGGTGAGCGTAAAATTGATGAACAAATGGTTGCTATTAAGAAAGAAATGGAAGACTCTATTTATAAGTTAGCAGGTGTAAACGACGCGTTCACAGGTGATTTAGGTACCGTTGGTAATACAAAAGAGGGCACTAATATGGCGACTCAACGCGCTCAAATTATCGAACAGCGCTTCTTGGTCAATCTAGAAGAATATGTCGAAGACTTGACACGTATTTATGTAGATTATATTCTGAAAGGGTTTGGTGGGGAGACTATCTATGTAAAACGCGAAAATTCGAGTTCTTCCGTGTCTGGAGGGTTTGACTCATTGGATGTGCCAAGGTTAGAAGACTCGGAGGAGTTGCAGTATAACTTTTACATAAAACTGGATGTTAAGACTAAGTATTCCAAAGAAGTACAGCGTACGTTGCTCAAGGATTTGTATCAGCAACAGCAACAGTATCAAACAGAAATAAAGGGGCTTACATTCCTCGATGTTTTGAAAACATACGATGTGCCACAGATTCAAGGACTTGTTGAACGTTTTGAGCGGCTTACTAATATGGACGCCCAGCAAAGAGCAGAACTTGTTACGATGATTGTCACAATGGGGGCACAGTACAATGTACCCAACCAACTTGTACAGGCTGCTATTCAAGATGTTATTTTGAACGCTGCACAAACGCCAAACATAGACGCTTTCCAGCAAGCAATTGTACAACAAAAAGCAAAAATGGAACAGGCACAGCAAAGTGTTATTGCTGGCTTACAAAAAGTTGCGGCTAATAAACAGAAACCAGTCACAGGCGACGAGTCTTATGATATGGATTTCAACGGTCAAGGGGCTGGACAAGCCAGCCCTGAGGCTACACTTTCAGGAAATGAAGAATTTTTTGTAAAATAATTTAATTATTTTCATTTTAGGGGTTGTCATTTTAATAACACTTGGTTATAATTTATATGTAGTGTATAATGCTGTTCCTACACAGCCTAGTTAGTACCATATCCTTGTCCCGCCTTGGGGGACGTAAAAGATACCTTGTGTAGAAAGGGGACTATGGAAGATTTTATGAAAGACGCTTTAGCAGCCATGCAGAAAGACCATCCAGACCTATTTGAAGATGTCGAGGAAACTCCTGACGATATTGAAGAAGAAGAGGAAGAAGAAGTTCTTGAGCCGAATGAAGACGAAGACGAACAAGAAGAGGAAAGTGACGAAAAACCCAAAGAAAAGACACTAGATGGCGATGAGACATTTGTTGCTACTCAGCGGGAAAAAGCCAATCATGCTTTCGAGGAACTTCGTAAGAAAAACAAAGAACTTTCTACTCGTGAACAGGAGTTAGCAGTATTAGCCAAACAACTTGGCTATGATGATACCGCTACCATGCTTGAGCAGATTAGAAAAACAGTGTACGAACGTGAAGCAAAACAGAAAAATATAGACCCGACAGTTTATTCTGAACTTCAAGAGATTAAACGTGACCTTGAAAAAGAACGCAATCTTCGTAAAGAAGCAGAAAACAACGCTCGGTTTCAGCGATTCAGTTCTGTTTTAGAAACGTTTAAAACTGATTTAAAACTAAATCAAGCAGAACTCAATAACATCCTTAACGCAATGGAGACAGATGGTTATACGCTCGAAACGCTAGTAAACCTAAAAAATCCTCGTAAAACGTTAGAGGGGTATGCTAAAGAAAAGGTCGTTCAGACCGCCGAACAAGAAGCCATCAAAAGAGGAAAAACCAAGAAAGAGTTGGAGGAGCAACGGATAGGCAAAACTCCGGGAACTTCTGAGAAACCCAATATCGACAAGTTGGCGGCTTTCCTCATATCGCTTCAAGAAAAATAAACTACACGAGGAAATAAAAACACAGGAGATAATAAACAATGGCACAAGCCGACCTTGATTATGTAAACATGTTAAAAGATGTGCAGCAAAATGAACTGTTGCTGCAAGAACTATATTCTAAGACTCTCGAAAAAATGATTGTTTTGGAACGTAAAAATTTCGTCTTCACAACCTTGGCTAAGAAAATCTCTATTCCTAGAAAAGCCGGTACGAAGACATGGACAGTTAAACGCTATCTACACTTGCCGGTTGATTTGACAGCAGGAAAACTTGCGGAGGGCGTATCGCCGACCCCGATGAAAGTTGAGGGTGTTAAGGTTAGCGCTACTATTGACCAGTTTGGTACTTATATTGAACAGACCGATGTTGCGGAAGCCTTGCATTTTGACAATATCTTTGGTGTTTACCAGCCTGAACTTGCTAGACACGCCGCTGAAACGATTGAAAGGAATATTCTTTCCCATATCACCGGAGAAGCGTCTGTAAGATACACTGGAAGTGCTACGAGTGTTGATACTGTTACAACTGCTTTGGCGTTTTCTGATATTAGACGTGCTTGGTTGAGAATGAAAAACTATCGTAGGGGTGGTCATTCGCAGTTTGGTGGTTCGCCGGTACTTGTTGCTCACATCAACATTATCCAAGACCTTATTGATGACAGCGCTTTAAAAGACTATATTATCGTTCCGGGATATGATGAAACTCCTATCAAGAACGGTAACCTTACTCAGTTTAAGATTTATGGAATTTATTTTGTTGAAACACAGGTAATTGACCCCGCTCTTAACGCGGCTCAAAGTCCTGTTTATGTGTATCCGTCTTACTTACTTGGTTATGACTCTTACGCTTTGCTTGACCTTGGTGGAAGTGGTGTTTCTTGGCACCAGAAAGGGTTCGTTCCCGACTCCAACGACCCGTTGGCACAGAGAGCCACAATGGGCTACAAACTTTGGACAGGTGCTAAAGTTCTTGACCCGATGGCAATTTGCGTAATCTACTCTACTTCTGCTTATAGTACTGCATTGGCTGACTTCTCTAATGACCCGTTTGGTAGGGCTGCTTCTCAGATTGCTGATGGTGTAACGGTTACTTTGGCTAGTATTGCGGGGGTTGTGGTTGGCGCAACGGCTACTGCTACTGCCACTGTTCTGGATGGTAATGAAAATGCTGTGACAGCGTTCGCAGACGATTACTCGTTTGTGTGGGCTTCGGATGACACCGATATCGCCACTGTTGCGGCAGCGTCTTCGTTCGGAACTGCTACTGTTACCGGTGTTGGTGCTGGTACGGCCGCTATTACAGTCTCTATCTACAAGAATATTCCGGGAGGACTTACTCTGGTAGACTCGGCTTCGGCAAACGTGGTTGTTAGTGCTGAATAAGCACTAGCATAACTTGCGGGGGGCGGTTAATCCCGCCCCCACTTATTTTATAAGAAAGGAGTTGTTTCAAGTGGGAGACAGTAAAAACGAAATGGAAAAGATTTTGAAATTGAACGATGAACAGTATATTAAGGATAACAACGCGAGACTGGAAATGCTTTTTAAAGAACCAAAGGAAGTTGTTAACGCAAGTCCTATGTATAAGGAGTACCTTGGAGATGGCTATTCATTTAGTTACCAAGATTATCCAGTTACTGTGTTGTTTGATGGTAAAGACCATTATTATCCTGCTACTATTGCTAGACTCATTAAAGCAAAACTCGCGTCTGCCGCAGAGTCAAATACGCCGATTGTAAAATCTGAGTCTATCGCAATCTAAAGAGATAGGGAGAGCGTCGGCTCTCCTTATTTTATACGGAGGGAAAAACATGCCTACTAGCATTACACTTTCTAAATTAACATCAATGGCCAACAATGATACTGATGAAACGTTTGCTACGACAGTTACGGTAGATTATTTTAACTCTGCCATAAGTGAAATTAACGCAACGTTGCACTCCATATTGCCTACAATAGATGTGGCTGTACCAGCCTATTCAACAACTGTATATACTGCGCTTGACGATAAGTGGCTTATCACTGTTGTTCTTCCTTATATTGACTATCGTATTAAGATGAATGATGCTTCTCTTAGTGAAGCAGATAGGTATAAAGCAATATACCAAAGTGGTTTGATTGTACTTAAACGTAATAAAAAAGTAGCGATTGCCGAAGACTACCGGGA